CGTGGCCTTCCCCTACGTTTCTTTTCCGTAGTATGATCAATAATTTTTTTCTCATAATCAGCATTCATTACTTTTTCTTCTTTAATTTTAATATTATCACTGATTTCTGTAGCAACTTTAATACATATTAAATCGCTAGCAGTTTTATCGTCTAAAATGATAATATCACCTTCCATAAATTGCTTTGGGTATATGTCGCCATCTAATACAATTTTAAACGGCTTTAATAATTTAATTTTTTTCATAAATAAAACTCCTTAACTAATCCCAGGGCATTGAATCTGCCCTAGGATTAATTATATTAACTACTGTACAGGTGCTGTTATTGGTGAACCTTGTATAGCAATAGCACCTAAAGTACCACCGCTAGATGTAGAAGCGCTTACTAGACTAAGTCTAACATATCGCTTACTTCCAACATATCCAATTTTATTCACTGTATTATCGTCTGTAGAAGCAAAAGAGGCGCTAGCTTCTGTGTTTGTTAAATCAGCGTCATCAACGGCGGATGCGTCTGATAAGTTAGATTCGTCACCCTCATGAATTAAAACAGTATATGTACCGTCTGTTAAAGTTCCAGATTGAATAACAAATAGAAGACTACCATATTCAGCTGTGTCAATAATATCACCATTTGTAGTTGTATCCGATGTAATTGCTTGTGTATCAAATGCATTCGATACTTTATAGCTACTATATAATTCTTTATACATTTTATTTAATTCCTTTCTATATTAAGATGCTAGTTTTTGCAGTTTAATTGCGTCAAAATCCGTTACAGCACCGCCAGTTCTTCTTTCAACTCGATAAGTAACTTGCCCAGGAGTAGAATACGGATCTTTTAAGATTTTAGTTCCAAGCCTGTCAACGATAGTATACCCTTTAGAGAAGTCACCGTATGCGATTGATAAAGAATTCGCCCCAATTGCCGGCATATCACTTGCAAATACAACTGGTTTGCCAAGGATAGAGAAGCTAAGCCCTGCATTTTTATCTAACATTGTATTAAAGAAATAATTATCAGTACCCTTTAATTTAACTAATGCACCAAACGTTTCACGCTTCATCATAAATACAGCATTAGCTTGATACGCTTCTTTTAAAGCATTTTGTAATTCGATAATACCATCAACAGTTACAGCCCCTGATGACCCAGAGTTTACTTGTTCGATTTTATCAAATTCATATGTACCATTTGTTGTCCAAGCAGTATAACTTAAAAATCCCTTTGGAGCTTTAGCACCGCTACCAGATACGTAAGCAGTATTAGCTCTTAATGATAAATCTAATGACGCTTGTTCTAAAATCTCAGCTTCTAAATCGATTGATGCATCTTCAAAAACTTCTGTAGACATAGGTACTGATACAATATCTTTTAATACAGGTATTGTTATTTGTCCGAATGTTCCAGTTGTAGCATTAGTTACAGTTTCTAATTCTCCAAAAAAACCGCCACCAGTTGTTCTAGTTTTTTGAACAACTTTAACGTATTGATTAGAAGAAATAGATTTAACGCTAGCTACTTGACGGACTGGCGAAGTCTCAAAAACTCGCTTGCCAATTTGAGTATCTCTTTCTGGAGCTACTAAGAATCCGCCGTCTGTGTCGATTCTTTCTTGTAACGTCTTTAACTCTAAACCGTTTGTATTACCAGTTAAATAAGCTCTTGAAGCTTGTTTATATTCTAGATTTTTTTGCTCATCATTAGATTCTTTTAATTCTAAAGATTTTTTGCTTAACGCTTCTAATTTCTCTGATTTTTCTTTTAATTCTAGTAAAGCGTCTAAATTTTTATTCACTTTAGCTTCAAGCTCGCCAAACGCTTTTCCGTCCGCTTTTGCCTCAAGTCTTTCTTGGTTTGTTTTTTTGAACTCGGCTACCTCGATTTTAAGCTGTTCGCCTAACTCTTTAATCTCTGAAATTTCCATTTCATCACCTTTCTATTTTACTTAAAAGCCTGTATAAGACTCTCAAGCGTTGTTTTTATTTCTTCGGAATTGTCAACGTCACGTTGATTGATTGATTTTATACCCCCCGATATAATTGTTTTAGCTTCTTTTTGAGAAAGACCAGCATCACGCAAAGTTCTTTCTAAAGCCCTTGGGTTTATATTACCATTTTCTTGCTTTACGTTCAAAACCTCTGCTTCATCGTTCATCGGGAACGTAACAAAGCTAACTTCTACTAATTTAGAAAAGCTTTTTATAATCCGTATACTTTTCTTATTATCTATTTCATATTCTTTTACATAATAACCAATTGACATTGAGTCAATAGCACCGCTTTTAACTTCTTCGTACGTGTCTTTTCCGAGCGTAGTATTAATAAATTTACCTTCAACAACAAGCCCTTTTTCATCTTCATATATATTTGTGATTACCCCGACCACTTTCTTATGATCGTGTTGATATAATAGTTTCGGCATTTTGCCTTTTTTAGCTGACTCAACAACATCATAAAAAGCACCTCTTTGAATTAAATCATTGCCGTGATCGATATTCCCAGTCGTAGCCCCATAAGCTTTAAATGTCATTTCTTCACTATCTTGCTTTACTTCAATATTTAACCCAAAATTCTTAAACTCTTTTTTCTCACTCATCCGGTTTCGTTCCTCTCTAAATTCTTTTGATTTTTTTATTGCCCAGTCGATACCGCTTGTACCACCCCATAGCAACCAGGCTATTGTTCCAGCAGTCTGACCACCGTCAACCTCTCGTTTTTCCGGTTGATAATTTTTTCTATGTCTATTAAATGATGCCATTCTTTTTATAGTTGACTCACTTAATGACTTGCCATTTGACAAATCTCTAGCTCTTGCGACACCTACATCAGTACCTCCCCTACCCCATTTTTTACGCAATTCTAACCCACGCAAAGCATTATTCTGAGCACTTTTTGGGGGTATCGTGTCTATATCTGATAAAGCCTTTATATATTTATTCATATGTTAAAAAGCACCTGCAGTTAATAACATTTGATGCACTCCCACTACTATCCCCTGGATACATTAATTTCTCATCATTTACCAAAAAACTTTCATCCATATCAACTTTTTGCCCATCAGCTTTCCGATGACTAGAACGTGTTCGCTCATCTTCTGTAGTGTTCCAAACTTTTTTAAATTCAATATTTAACTCATTTGATATTGATTGCGTACTTTCAATACTTGCCCAGTTAGCCGACGAATGTACTTCTGTTCTGCTGATTAATTCAGCTCTACTTCTTGATATGCCAGCCTTTTCTTTAATGAATTTTGCTATTTCTTTACTTGACAAATTATCTTTAATACCCTCAGCAATAATATTTTGAACATCTTTTCTTGTAGTATCTGTTAACTGTACACTTAAATCAGCACCTTTTTTCAGTATATAATCTATAGAAAGTTCTTCAAAATCTTGTAAAGCGTCTTTTTTTTCATATATTATATTTCTTGATTTTTTGATAGAATTGAACTGTTTTTCACTAATAGACTCAATAGAATCGCTATATAATCTCATTAATATTTTTTGTAGTGATTTTTTATGATCTAATAAAATTGACTCACTAATGTAATTATTTAAATTATAACTATCAGCTAGTTTATTCATTGTTTTCTGTATTTCTCGTTTAAAAGATATTGTATACTTTGTTGAAATAATATCAATTAAGCGTAAAAACCTTCTTTGCTCTAATTGCCTTTGTCGCTTACTCTTCGATATCGTCATATATCAAACCTGCCATTTTCTCAGCCTGTTTTTTTTCATACCCCTTTTTTTGTAGTGATAAAATATAATCTGATTTATTTTCTACGTTATTATCAATATTTAAACCAATTTCAGATAAAGGTATTTTATTTAATTCAGTTAATAATTGATCTCCCCCTTCAATGGGCTCTAAACCGATCGATTTACGTTTTTCGTTTATCGTCATAAAGCTAACAGATTCAAGAGCAGTTATTTTTCTATTATTTTTTAACTGTATAGCTCCTACATTATTTTTGTCATAACTAAGTAATAAATCATCCCCATACCGAGGAACTAGCCAATTATTAAGCTCGTCTAATAAGTGAATTAAATTCGGTTCGATAGCCTGATCCCATAACAATTCGTATGCTTTTTCTAAATTTTCATACTTTGCCTGATCAGTATTAACTAAATCGTAAGGAACCCCATATGCAAATGCGATCATTTGACTGCTTGCCTTAATCCCATTAATAAAATCTAAATCACTCGGGCTAAGCCCAATTGGTGTAAATTTAACTCCACCACCTAAAATTGGTATTCCACCTGTATTATTCCCTCCTAAAATAGAGTCCTTAAATTTTTTTAGTTGCTGGTATTGCGAGGCGCTTAATTCTTGTTCAGCTTCAAGCACTCCTGAGACTTTCCCGCCGTTTTTAATAATATTATAATTCCATTTCTTACCCTCTGAAATTATATCAACATCAGGCGCACACGCTTTTAACGGGCTTGTTCCAAGTAGTTCATTTGTCGGTGAAAATTCTTTTAAGTGAAGAATATTCGATTTACCATTTAAATTAACATTAAATATAGTTTTATTCTCATTTAAACCGAAAATATATGAGGCCGGCAATCCGTCTTTACCTGGTTTTACAGTTACAAAATAAGGGTTGACTGAATATAAAAATAATGGTGGTTTTTCTTGATACTCATTTGAAGAGTCATTGTAAACTGATTCTATATATGCATTCCCAGTAATTAATTTCTGGGAAATAACATCCTGAATAAATTCTTTTTTTGATTGATATGGGTTTGGGTTTTTCAACAAATCTAAAATCGGGTGTTTATCAATCAATTCACCATTTTTAAATAATTGAAAATTAATTTTAGATAGATTTTCAGCTATTAACTTAACGCATCTAAAAACAATAACGTTTTTTTCATAACCATCTTCTTGATAATCTTTTATTTTATAATCTTTAAAATCATAATTGTTAAAACTTAAAAGACCTGAGTTTTTTATAGCTCTTGTTTTTGACTTCTTCTCAAAAGAAAATAATTTATTAAACAATGTATTTCTCCATATTTTTTTCTATTTTATAACATACTAACAAATATTTCAGTATTTTTTTCAGATAAATG